AATACTAAATGCCGTCATCATTTCATCACTTTGAGAACTAAATCCTGTTCCTTTCTGAGTTCTAATACCAAAAAGAAGTGGTGAAGTAACTCTATGTGCTACTAAGATTTGTTCCTGTGCGTATTCTGCAACATATTGGTATTTCTCATGTAAGTTTTCAATATTAATTATATCTAATGTAGGTTTAGTTGTAGGGTCATCGTTAAATGAAATCATAAAACGTCCTGCATTCTTTGTTCCTGTAAATTTATGTTGAACAAGGTCTTCAATTGTTTGTCTTTCTTCAGGAGCTGGAATACCATTATTAAAGTTTACCATTACTGAAGGTAAGAAACCATTTTGAATATTGTTAATATGTAAATTACTTAATTCTGCTTCTACAAATGCAAATTGAAGAGCTGAAACCCAATCAGGTAGTGAATAATAATATAATCCTGGTGAATAATTTTTAATATAAAGTATTTCACATTTTTCTGTTGATGTTCCAAATGCTGGTAATTTCTTTTTAGCTCTTATTGCTCTTTGGTCATCCCAATCTGTACAATAAAAGTAATTTTCAACTTTAGGATTTAATCCAATCTTTTCTGCTCTTAAAAACTGAGCTGGAACGTGATAAAATTTAATTATTTTCTGATGTTTATCATCCCAATATACTTGAAATGCAGCATTTCCATATAATTTTAAATCAAAGCAAACTCTTTTAAGTTCCTCTGATGGTAATATTTTTTGTAATGTATCATTAAACGCTTCATTTTTACTTAATAAACCCTTACCAAATATTAAATCTGAAAGGCCTTCTATTACTGCCGCTGTTGATGCTGATGTATTATGTGCTAAAGTTATTGCTGAAAAGAAATCATCATGTCCATATACTCCAAAAGGAACATAGGCTTGACGAGTTTTTGTATCCTCTTGTATAAATGGAATTTCTGCTCCATTTAAATTAACTACACTAAATTTTGTTGCTTTATTCATATTAATCTAAAATTACATATTTGTTTTCTGATACATTTGAGATAAATCCATCATTTTGATTTGTATAATTTGCTTTATCAATTGTTTGTGGACGAAATACCTGCCAACTACCATGCCAAATTTCACTGCCACTATTTATTAAAGTTGCTCTAAATTCATCTCCAACTAAATTTGTATCTATACTTGTTGTAAAACTTAATAAACTTTCATAACTATCATAACTGATATTACTTAAACTTGCGGTTGAATTCTGTAAAGTATACATGTCTTGAAATGACATTGTCAAATCATTTGCTGAATTTATTGTAGTTGAACTTACTCTTATAGTATATCCATTAGAACCTGAGAGATAGTATGTTTGCATTAGCTATAATTTATCTGGTATTATCTATGACTTTAACATACAATTTTTAATTTATACTTACTCTTTCTGCTTTTATAGCTTTCTGAACTTAAAGTTACTGAAAATAATCCACATTTCCAAATTTATTTTGACATAAAAATAGCTACCCCATATAGAGAGTAGCTATTTAATATTTTGTAGTGCTAAATGAAATTAGTTACTTACAATAGTTGGTTGAGTACTCAATCCAGCAAATGGATTACTTGCTGTTGAGCCACTTAAGAAAGCTGCTGGTAAATGTTCCATACCTGTGAAAGTAGCTGAATAACCATAAAGGTCACCCAATGCTCCACCTGTTTGAATTGTTCCACCAGTCAAATCTGCACCTAATTGTTCTCCAACTAAAAGAGCATCACCATTGTTTGTCCAAAGGATGATTTGAGGTCTTCCGTAAGCCATCAACTTTAATTGAGTAGTCATATCGTTAGTTAATTTCTTTAAGTTAAGCGTTAGAGCTTGAGAAAAGAAAGTAGTACCGTTATTTCTACTTGTAGTTACTGTTTCTGTATATGCACTAGAACCTTTCAATTGATAGTAATAGACTGTTGAGCCAGATGGTAAAGCGGTTACTTCTCCATTAGCATCTTTAGTAAAAGAAGCAGTTGTATAGTTTAAGAAGTAAACTCCTTGCAAACCACCAATTGATTCTTTACAAACTTCTTGTCTACCCTGAGATAAATTACAAGCCATAGTGTTAAATTTTTTTTTGTTTGTGATAAATTAATTAGTGGGTTTCTGTTCTACGATACTCCCCACTTATTAATTAATTATTTTTAGTATGCTCCGTAGTATACTACATCGTGATTGATACCTACAACAGTTCCACCAGTGTATCTCATAATGATACGATAGTTTTGTGAACCATCAATATTCGCCATATCCAATACTCTTACTTCGTTGTAATCTGATAATAAACCAGTACCGAAGTGTAAGTTAGATTTTTGAGCTGCTACAACAGTTGAAGCTGCCATACCTGGACACAATACGATTTCAATACCATTGAAGTTGAAAGGCTTATCACCTACGTTCATTTGGTTGTTCCAACCATTTGCACCTACTGCACCACCAGCTAATGCTTGTTGATAAGCTTTTGCTACGTTAGTTGGTACATAGATTAAAAGGTCTTCTTTTCCGTAAACTGTGTTAGGAATAGAATTTACTACTGCATCTAATTTTGCTAATACGTTTGCAGAAGTGATAGAACCACTAATTGGAGAACCACCGATTAAAGTATCACCACTAAATGCTGGAATAACACCAGTAGAAACAGTGATTGCACCACTTACAATTGTTGTTGATGCTGCTACTGAAGAACTTAATGCTAATTGGAAACCACCGAATTGACCATTTGTTGCTGAGTTACCTTGCCAAATAGAAATTTCAGTTGCTTGAGCTACGATACCACCTACATAAGAGATTAAGTAATCGTTGAAAGATTTAGGGATAGTATCAAATGCACTATATCCTAATTGTAAAGCTTCCCAAGATTGTACGAATTGTTGCTTACATAATTGTAAGTTAACTTGTAATTCTTTAGGAACTAATACTGCCTCAGATAAAGATACTGAGCCAGATGTTACGAAATCACAAGAAGTATCATTAACGATATTTGCTACGTCAATTCTTTGGATTACTTCTTTGTATTTTACGTTTGGATGTATTGTTACATACTTGTTATCCAAAGTTTTAGCCGATAACAACGCTGCTGCGATGTATTGACCTGCGAATTCACCTGCGTACGTGTTTTGTGTAAACGTAGGTTGATCGAAATTTTGTCTTTTGTTCATTGTAAAATGATTTTTGTTTTTAATAATTTTAATATCTATACATCTTTGATAATACAGTTGATTGATAATCTGCTGATTTTTTACCAAAGTTTTGTTTATTCTGTGCTTGTAATGCTGGATCAATTGGAGCACCATCTAATTTAGGTAACTCATCTTCATCTTCATCAACTGCGCTCATTGTTGTAGGAACAGGCGGCATCATAGATGAAACTTCTGGAGAACCTTCTGTTGGTGCTGCACTTTCTAATTTAGTTTTGATTGCTGAATAAGCTTCTTCTAATTTAGCTAATCTATCATGCAACATACCTAATGTTATAATTGGGTCCTTTTCATCATCTGTCTCACTATCAATTGTGTTTCTTGGGTCTTCATCAGTTGTATTTGGTAAAGATTTTGCTTCACCTTTTTCTGCTGGTTTAACACTATCAGTTACAGTTGCTTTAGCCATTTGAGTTTCATCATCCATTTCAGTATCTTCATCATCAGTTCCTTCAGCTACATCTTTTGCTTCATCAGGAGTTGAAATAGATGCGATTTTACCACCATCAATATCAATTACTTGAGTTGAAGTTACACCTTCAGGAGTTGTAAATGTGATAGTATAGTCACCATCAGCTGCCGGAGTTGTTTTACCATCCGCGCCAACTTCTAATACATCATCATTAACATCAAAGTTAGCTGATTGTAATATAGTTCCATCAGATGTTTTTGCTTGGATTGGAGTAGAGTCAGAAAAAGTTAATATTTTTGAAATTCTACTTAATACGTCTTTTGCGTTCATATTGTAATGTTTTTAAGTCTTTAACACCACAAAGTATGAATGTAGTTATTTTTTATTGAAAATGTAATTAATTGCAGGATTTATTTCTGAATTACTTCTTAAAAGATTAATTATTTTCGGTTCAACTAAATCTGGATGCACCCACCAATCTTCGTAAGAACTCCATTCATCTACTGCAATATCATTTACTATTAATTCATATCCAAATGATTTTAAATAGTTTCTGCTTTTTTCTCTTATTTCTCCACTTTCGTCAGCGTAAAAGTCATGCTCAAAGGTAATGACTCTGAATTTATGCTTCCAAAATGGGATTTTTAACAAAACTTCATAACTAATTTGTGGTGGGTCTACATCAATTTGTAAATAATCTGTAATATTATTTAAATCCCATATCGGCATACTTTCCCAATCTACTTTTCTTGCATCCATTTGATAGGGTATCGTTACTCTATCTTTCCAATTATCTACTACATTACTATCTATATCAATACTAACACCTTCCCAATTCCATTCCTCTAATAATTTTGTATTATTCCCATAAGTAGGATGTGCACAACCAATCTCAATCCAACTTCCCCATTCCAATCCATTAGTTGCCATTAATACAAATAGGTCTTGATATGATTGTGAATAATTTTTCTTTATATTCTCTGCACCTTTAAACTTATATCTTAAATCTTTGTAATCGTTATTTGTATATATGGATGGTTCTTTCCAATTATTACCATACGAAGCTAAATTATTTTGTACTGCAATTTTATAATTAGGCCATAAATCATTTCTTTTATTTAATTCTCTGAATCCTGCAACACTCTCATCAAATAATCCAATCCACCATGCCGTTACTGCCCTTTGAAAATTAAATACCCAATGACCAGGATATTCTAAATCAGTTATTGTATTTCCTTTTTTTCCAGCTAAGTTATGACCTATAATTGCTGCTGTATATCCTTCTTGCCATTCCCTATTCCTTTCATGTGCTCTTGCTAATAAATTATGTCCTTCAGGTCTGAGTGGTAATAAACTAATAGCTCTTAGTATTAATCCTTTAATCATAAACCATCTATTACCCTGTCTTTCAAAACATA